AATTCAGTCTACCGAAGACAAGATGCTTGCTGCTATCAAAGACCTCAAGGGTTCAGTTGATAAAGAAGAAGAAAAACATAAAAATCGTATTGACAAATTGGAAAGAACCAAGTATATTATGATAGGTGGTGGCATTGTTATCGGTGCTATCATCACAAAAATATTACCGATGGTGATGAAGTTCTTCTAAAAGGGTTGACTTACACCGTCTAAAGGTGTATAGTGAATCTATGAGTGCATATATTGATATTCAGTTTCTCCATGCCATTTCGTATCGCCTGGAGAACTTCAAGAAAAAATCTAACGATCTTTGGAACTGCAGGTGTCCCATCTGCGGTGACTCCTCGCGTAACAAAAGAAAATCTCGCGGCTATTTCTTCTTAGGAAAGAATGACCTAAACTATAAGTGTCACAACTGTGGCGTATCTATGGGCTTCGGCAACTTTCTAAAGCAGTTTGATGACAATCAATATAGGCAGTATGTCATACAACGCTATGCAGATACAGCCAAAGTTGGACCTGCTAAGTCTCACAAGAAAATTCAAGACGTTCTAGATTTTTCTGAACCAGTCTTTAACAAGAAGCCAGACCCAAAATTGATCGACCAGATTATGGATCGACTTGACACACTACCAGATGATCATGAGGTAATCCAATATGTTACTGACCGCAAAATCCCTCGCGATGCTTTTAGTCGGCTGTATTTCATTCCTAATGTTAAAGACATCATACAACTTAATTCCAAATACAAAGAGTCCATCATCACAACCGAGCCGAGGCTTGCGATTCCTTTTTTTGATGGCTCTGGTAAACTCTTGGTTGTTAGCCTTCGCGGAATCCGAGGCGAGTCGTTACGTTATATTAATGTTAAGGTAGATGAAGATGCGCCATCCATTTTCGGTCTGGATAAGGTCGATCCTACAAAAGAAATACTCGTCGTCGAAGGGCCCCTTGACTCCCTTTTTCTGGATAATTCTATCGCTTGTGCTGGAACGTCATTCGGAAAAATCGACCAACTCCCGATACAAAAAGAAAAAATAACAATTATTTTTGACAATCAACCTAAAAACCGAGAAGTCGGTAAGTTGATGAATAAGTATATAGATATGAGTTATAAGATGGTAATCTGGCCAGACAGTGTTCCCGGTAAAGATATCAATGAGATGATTGAAAATGGATTGACACCCGATGAAATTCATGCTATTATAAATGATAATACGTTTCAAGGACTAGCAGCAAAGGCAAGATATGCCATGTGGAGAAAGATATGAGCGAATTGGTCGCTAATGAATATGGCGTAGAAATCCGTCATACCAGAATTACAAAGCTACGTATTCATCGAACAGACGATATGTGGTTGGTCGAATACCGCCGAGAGCCTCGCTGGTTTCTAGGTCTAGACCGTTGGTGGTGGTTCGATGATGGTAGATATGCAGATTATGCCGACGCAACTGACCGTGTAGACCATCTATTGGGTGTTGGTTTCGTAAGTAAGGCACAGTTCCAAGCAGTGAAGGAATTTGAAGTTGAGTGAAGTGAATTTAATTGGCATTACAAAGCCAAGTGCCTACACAGAATGTAATACTGCCAATGAACTTGTTGCGTGGGCAGCAAGAGTATCTAATCCGTCAAATCAAAACAATACAGCAACAGCACCTAAGTTGGTTCAATATCTTATCAAGAACCAACACTGGTCACCATTGGAGATGGTACATGTATCAATGGAAATTAAAACAACTCGTGACATCGCTAGGCAAATTCTTCGCCATCGATCCTTTTCGTTCCAAGAATTTTCGCAGAGATATGCAGACCCGACTAAAAGCCTTGAATTTGTCACTAGAGAAGCACGACTACAGGACGCCAATAACCGACAAAACTCGGTGGAATTGGGATCCGGAAACAATGAATTGGCCGAACAATGGGCAATGAGACAGGTAAACGCCACTGATGCCGCTTTAGATGCTTATGAGTGGGCAATTGAGAATGGTATTGCCAAAGAACAGGCCCGCGCCGTTCTACCTGAAGGTAATACAGAGTCCATCATTATCATGGCAGGTTCGCTACGTTCGTGGGTTCACTACTGCCAACTTCGTATGGACAAAGCCACACAGAAAGAACACCGCATCGTAGCAGAACAGTGCTGGGAGATTATTGGTCAACACTTTCCCGATGTAATCAAGGCACTAGATGACATGGCGGCATGGGCAGAGTTCGAAAGAAAACTACCTTGACCAAAAAGCCAGGAACCTTTGAAAAACGGCAAGTGACATTTTTTTCTCGCCAAATTTTTAACTCAAAAAAGTCGGGAATATAAATGAAAGTTCTAGTTACCGGTGCAACTGGCTATATTGGTAGCCATCTCGTCAAAAAGTTGGCAGAAGGTGGACATCACGTTTACGCCACCGATTTCAATTTGCAACAGAATGAAATTTCCAAGTATATTGAGGGTAAGGTAATTCCTTGGGATATCAGAATTGCCACTTTTGCCGGGGACTATGATGCTGTTGTTCATCTAGCGGCATTGACGATGGTATCAAAATCCGTTACAATGCCAATTCCTTATTATAAGACAAACCTTTTAGGTACTCAAAACGTCCTAGATTCAACCAGAACAGGTAATTTTGTTTACTGTAGCACAGGCTCTGCATTTAATCCTGGAAGTAGTCCATACGCTGGAAGTAAACGAGCAGGTGAAGACTTAGTTACATTACTTCCGTCTTATAGTATTGCTAGATTTTATAATGTCAGTGGTAACGACGGATTCGACAAGTTCGATGACAGTCACTATCATTTAATTCGTAAATTGGCCGCAGTTGCTAATGGTTTGTATCCAGAAGTTGGGATCTTCGGTACTGATTACGATACTAGAGACGGAACTACTATTCGAAATTATACGCATATTACAGATATTGTGGATTCTCTTTACAGAATAGTAGAAAATGGTGCAACAAATAATGTAGAATGTCTAGGAAGCACAACAGGAAGTTCTGTGTTAGAAGTTGTGTCTGCTATGGAAAATGTCATTGACAAACCCATCAAAAAAGTGTATTGTGATAGAAGACCTGGAGAAGTTGTAGTTTCTGTTCTACCAGAAGTGAGCAAGTTTTTCACTGAAACTAAATCTTTAGAAGATATTTGTAAATCAGCTTTGGAGTATTAAAATGGTGGATACAGTTACCGTGCAGTATGATGCAGTTTCAGATGAACATTATATTGCCTGGGATGGACTTGAGAAAGAAACTGGGTGGAAGCCCGGTGATACAATAATTTGGATAGAAAATGAAGATGGGAGTTATACATTGAGCAAGAAGAATAATAATTATCAGAATGATGTTGAACAGTTTATGGTCGCAGCCGACCAGTATATTGGTGCAACTCCACATCTTAATGAAAATAATGAGGCTCAAGCCAAGCTATATATTAATCTAATTGATGAGGAATTCCGTGAACTTTGTGACGGATTTCTTCGTCGCCACATCGGTGACGTTGCAGATGGCGGTGCAGATTTAGTCTGGGTCGTTAAGGGTTTGTTTGCCACACTAGGTATCAACTTTGATGCCGTGTGGGAAGAAGTTCGTGCGTCGAATATGAGCAAGGTTTCCGAGAGTGGAAAGATTAAGAAGCGGGCAGACGGTAAGATTCTGAAACCAGAAACTTACTTTAAACCAGACATCGAAAAGGTGTTAAAGGAACAGGGACTATAAATGGCAAGAGAGAATTATCTGGATATTGAAATTGACTTATCACGGGACTCCCTGTTTGACAAACTAGGTATTCAGCGACTTCAAGAATCATATATGAAGGACGAGGAAACGTCTCCTCAACATCGATTCGCTTTTGTTTCAAAGACGTTCGGTTCTAATCCTGAACATGCGCAGCGTCTATACGAATATGCATCAAAGCACTGGTTGTCATATGCAACTCCCATTCTTTCGTTTGGTCGTTCCAAGCGCGGAATGCCAATCAGTTGTTTTCTAAACTTCATTGATGATACTGCGGAGGGTCTAGTTGAAAATCTTTCAGAAACTAACTGGTTGTCTATGCTTGGTGGCGGCGTTGGTATTGGTTTCGGTATTCGTGCCGCAGATGATAAGTCTACTGGCGTTATGCCTCACCTTCGCACTTATGATGCTTCTTCTATGGCTTACCGTCAAGGTCGCACTCGTCGTGGTTCTTATGCTGCTTATCTGGATATTTCTCACCCTGATGTTGGGCTTTTTCTAGAGATGAGAAAACCTACGGGTGACCCGAATATGCGGGCGCTCAACTTGCACCACGGAATCAATATCACCGACGATTTTATGCAAATCATCGAACGTTGTATGGCAGATGATGATACCGATGATAGCTGGAATCTGACTGATCCAAAGTCAGGTGAAATTCGTGATACTGTTTCTGCTAAGGAACTTTGGCAGAAGATTCTAGAACTACGCATGATGACTGGTGAACCTTATATTCACTTTATCGATGCCTCGAACCGTGCGTTGCCAGATTTTCAGAAGGCATTAGGGCTAAAGATACACCAGTCCAATCTTTGCTCTGAAATCATTCTTCCTACCAATAGAAAACGCACGGCTGTTTGCTGCTTGTCTTCTGTCAATCTAGAATATTATGATGCATGGTCGAAAGATCCGTTGTTCCTCAAGGACATGGCAGAAATGTTAGACAACGTTCTACAGTATTTTATTGACAACGCTCCTAAGCAAGTTGCCAGAGCAATCTACTCTGCCAAGCGCGAACGTTCGATTGGTATTGGCGCACTGGGCTTCCATGCTTACCTTCAACGTAAAAAAATTGCGTGGGAATCGGCTGTTGCTAAGGGTACCAATATGCGTATGTTTAAGCATATCAAGAACCGTCTAGATACGGCGAATTTAGAACTTGGTACAGAACGAGGCGAAGCACCTGATGCTGCTGGTACAGGTCGTCGTTTCTCGCATATGCAGGCAATTGCACCTAATGCATCTTCGTCAATCATCATGGGCAATACCAGTCCATCGATTGAACCATGGAGAGCAAACGCATATCGTCAAGATACATTATCTGGTTCATTCCTTAATAAGAATAAATACCTTGACTTTATTATCAATATAGAAGCTGCAAATCACAAAGATGGTTGGTATGACGAGACTTGGTCTTCTATTATCGCCAACGATGGTTCTGTGCAGCACCTTACATGGATGGATGCAATAACCAAAGAAGTGTTTAAAACTTCTATGGAAATTGACCAACGGTGGGTGATTGAACATGCGGCAGACAGACAGAAGTTTATTGATCAGGCACAGTCTCTCAATCTATTCTTCCGCCCGGATGCCAATATAAAATATCTTCATGCGGTACACTATCTTGCATGGAAACAGGGTCTAAAAACGCTATATTACTGCCGCTCCGAGAAGATTGGTAAGGCAGATAAGGTATCGAAACGTATCGAACGAGACGCAATTAAAGAAATTGACTTTAAGGCGATGATTGACGGCGATGCTTGTATAGCTTGCGAAGGGTAAACGAATGACACAATATTTTGCACAAATAGTATCAAAACCAGATTGCCCGTATTGCGTAAAAGCAAAAGAGTTTATGCAGGGCATGGATATTAAATATACTGAGATGGTAGTTGGCCAAGATTGTTTCTGGGAAGACATTACAGCACAACTTCCCAATGTGACCACCGTTCCACAGATTTGGATTAACGGTGAGCATGTGGGTGGTTATGACGATCTAATCAAATGGGCAGCGGAGGTATAATGTCTAATCTTTTAAGCGAACGTTCTTATTTTAAACCTTTCAATTACCCATGGGCATATGATGCTTGGTTGAAGCACGAACAGTCACACTGGCTTCACACCGAAGTTCCAATGATTGAAGATGTCAACGATTGGAAGAAGCGCCTCACCGATGGTGAAAAGCACTTCCTCACGAATATTTTCCGTTTCTTTACACAAGGCGATATCGATGTGGCTGGTGGTTATGTAAATAACTATCTACCATATTTTCCTCAGCCTGAAATTCGTATGATGCTTATGGGATTTGCTGCCAGAGAAGCATTGCATGTCGCAGCCTACTCACATCTTATTGAAACTCTGGGTATGCCTGAAACGACATATCAAGAATTTCTTGAGTATGATTCGATGAAAGCAAAGCACGATTACTTCTTAGGCCTGTCAAATGCGGGCGCAACACCTGAAACTATCGCTACTAATATTGCTGCATTTTCGGCATTCACTGAAGGTATGCAACTGTTCTCGTCCTTCATCATGCTCCTCAACTTTCCCCGTCACGGAAAGATGAAGGGAATGGGCCAGATTGTTACTTGGTCAATCGTTGATGAAACGCAACACGCCGAGTCGATGATTAAGTTGTTCCGGTCATATGTTGAAGAGAATAGAGATATCTGGAATGACGAGCTAAAGTCTAGCATATATACCATCGCAGAAAAGATGGTAGAGCTGGAAGACAAGTTTATCGAACTTTCATTCTCCATGGGTGAGATGGAAGATTTAACAGAAGCCGATGTTAAAAAGTATATTCGTTACATCTGTGACCGTAGATTGATTAGTCTTGGTATGAAGGGCATTTTTAAAGTCAAGAAGAATCCACTGCCTTGGGTCGAAGAAATGATTAATGCGCCTACTCACACCAACTTCTTTGAAAATCGTGCTACCGATTACGCCAAGGGCGCTCTATCTGGTACATGGGAAAGTGTTTGGGGAGCTGCATAATGGAAGAACAGGAATGCTTTTCATGTGATGCCGTGTTTTTGGTGGAGCATGAATTGGATGAAGAATACTACAAAACTAAATACTGTCCGTTTTGTGGAACCAAGATAGCCGAAGAAGACCTCGAGTTTGATGACTGGGACGAGGACGAATAAATAGTTCACACTCGGAGTGAACTAATGGTTATTAAAAAGAAGAAGCCGTTGCCAAAGAAAGTGCATAGAGTTTATTGCACCTACTTTGACGACGGCAAATACTATATTGGTTATTCATGTAAGACAGATAAACTATTTGAAAAATATTTTGGTAGTTCTACATATGTTACCAACTACGAAGGCGAAATGCGTAAAGAAGTTGTTGCAGAATATGCCGGCAAATCTCACGCAAAAGCAGTTGAACATATTCTACAATGGGAGCACCGATTTGATGATCGGTGTATCAATGACATGTGGAATGTTAGATTACGACTATCGCACTTGAAAGAATTAAAGTTACCTGACTGGAGACCTGGATGTTTTTCGCAGCCCTCTTGATGCTGGTAGCACTAGCGATTACTAGTGTAGCTGGTTATTTTTCTATATTAGGCTTGATGGCCATCTTTCCTGCTTCACCTATTGCAATCGCTGCTATGGGTATTGTCCTAGAACTAGCTAAACTTGTGACAGCAAGTTGGGTGTATCGCAACTGGAAGATTGCCAATAGGCTATTGAAGACATACTTTACAATAGCAGTGGTAGTCTTGTCGTTCATCACCAGCATGGGTGTATTCGGCTATCTAAGTAAAGCGCATATTGAACACACCACTGTTGGTGGTTCAGCACAATTGCAAATTGCACAATTAGAAAGTCAGAAGACTTCGGCTGAAAGGAGACTAAAGAATGCACAAACATCTCTGGATACTTTGGACCGACTCACTACTAGCGAAAATATCCTCGATGCTAATTTCATTAGAAATAGACAAAAGAGAGAACGCGCGGCCCTTAATAAGGAAATTGAGGCTGCGGCTACAAACATTCAGACTATTGAGACTAATCTCATACCGCTCAAAACAGAGAACCTCATACTCGAAGCGGAAGTAGGGCCAATCAAATACGTAGCGGAACTGTTCTACGGGAGTGGTGATAATGCCACCATCGACAAGGCCGTCCGTATGATGATTATCATTCTTATCTTTGTTTTCGACCCGCTGGCAATTCTTTTGATAATTGCAGCAAATATGACATTTTTAGGGTTGACAAAACGAGAAGAATCAGATATAGTGAATATTGTCTCAGTTGAAGTGGATGAACCGAAAGCTCCAACCGAGACGCCAAAAGCTAAGAAAATACGTAAGCAGAAACCAAAAGCCCTCATACCAGAAGTTCCAGACTTCTTTCAGTTTGAGAAGCATGGTTCTACTCATGATGTTCCTATGCCAGACCCTCCTCGCAAAAATGCAAGAGGTCAAATTGTAGTCGATGAAAAAAATATTAGGAGAATGTGAAATGATGACCGACGTTGAAGCAATGCGCGAAGACCTTACAAACAATCTTCGTGCTAAGGTAGGCACAGTTACTTTTACGAAGCAGAATGGTGATGAGCGGGTAATGCGTTGCACCCTACAAGAATCGGTATTACCAAAGCAAACCGATCTCGAAGAATCAATTCAGAAAAAGGGTCCTACTGATTCGCTGGCCGTATGGGACCTCGATAAGAATGCATGGCGTTCTTTTCGCTATGATACTGTAATTTCAGTAAAATTTGAGGGTTGACAAATACCTTGATATATCGTATAATGAGATATATTGACAAGGAGTGATTATGTATAAACTTAAGGTACCTGTTGCTGAGTCGAAGTTTGTTGGCATCGAACCCGTGTGGGTTGATGGTTATGAACCTGTAAACTATCAAAGCGAGTTCGGCAATGCTCTTAACTGGTATAACTATATCGTAGATGCCAAAGACTGTCGCGCTTTTCTTACTGATTGGTTCAAAGCCGATAAAGAGAAGCTAAAGGCTGTCAGTCAGGTACCGGATAAGTTTCTACCTCGAACCTATGCCAACACGGCTCGAATTGCCATGCGTGGTTTCCCAGTAAGCGAGGTTCACCAGAACCGCATCTGGGAAAAGATTCAGGAAGTAGCAAACAAGCGCATCAAGTCAGATGACGATGATGAGCCTGTTGCCGCTCCTGTGATCAAGGTAGTCAAGCCCGTTAAACTGGCTTCTACCTACATCTTGTCTCTTGTAAATGATGAAATCGAAAATCTTATCACTGGCGAAGACAATAAGAACATGGCTCAAATTTTAATGCCATATAAGATGAATGATAAGCAGTATGCGGCTTGTGCTGATAAGCTCCAGCCTCTTCTGGCAGAATATTCAGAAGTTCTGGAACTTCGTCGGACAGATAGAAAGACTTTGACCGAAGAACAGATTGAGTTCATGGATTCTTTCCCGTTCCCTGGTATCACACTCATCAAGAAGATTGTCCAGCTTATCGAAGGTTATGTCAATGACCTCAAGAAGGCTTATGTTAGTAAGCAAGTTGCCAAGGTTCGCAGTAAGAAGCCCAAAGATAAAACTAAACTGGTACGGGCTATCAAGTTCTTGGTAGAAGACCCTAAGTTCGGCAAGAGCGTTGACCCCATCAACCTTCTTAACTGTAGCGAAGTCTGGGCGTTCGATACAAAGACCCGGAAGATTTCCAAGTATTATAGTCCAGTCGGTGGTGGCATCACTGTAAAGGGTGCATCTCTCGTGGGTTATGATGAGGCCATGTCCAGTTGCAAATTGCTTCGAAAGCCAGAAGAACAGATTCCTGCATTTTCTGCGACCGCTAAAAAAGACTTGACAAAATGGTATTCTTCTGTTAAAAGTAAGAATGCGAATGTGCGCCCTCGACTCACGGCAACAACTTTAATTTTGAAAGTCTTTTAATGTCAGACAATGATAACATTACATATCTTCGACCTCGTGCGGCACCGCCCACAAAAGAAGATTTGGAATCCTACAATTACTTTCTTGAAGGTGCTACCGAATATGCTGCATATCAAGACGCTGAGGCTTTTGCCCATGCTTGTATGAATGGCATTTTAAGAGCCGTAGACAAGAAGTTAGGTAAGTTGAATGACAACTTTAACGGCGATTGTGCCGTTATTGCTGTTATGATTCAAGGCATGTATATGCGTCAAGCTGGCGTCCACTGTCCAGAAATAAATCTTCTGGATGACATTCGCGAAGTCTTAACTAAAAGCAAGGGTGAAAGCGAATGATTGTAGTAGATTTTAACCAAGTTGCAATTAGCAACATGATGGCAGAACTTGGTGGTCGCCGTGATGTAGAGGTCAATCTGCCTCTTATTCGTCACATGATTATCAATTCAATCCGTTCTTATAAGCGTAAGTTCGGACCAGAGTTTGGCGAGATTGTTATTGCATGTGATAATCGCCACTACTGGCGCCGTCAGTTCTTCCCTAACTACAAGGCTAATCGTAAGAAGAACCGCGCAGATAGTGGCTTTGATTGGAATTCTATCTTCGAAGCCTTGCATCAGGTTCGTGCTGAATTGTCAGAACACTTTCCGTATCCTGTTATCGATGTTGACGGTGCAGAAGCAGATGATGTAATAGGTGTTTTGGCTGAATATAGTCAGACTTCGAATGTCGATGGCCTTCTGCCCAGTGCAGAGCCGTTTCTCGTTCTTTCTGGTGACCACGACTTCAATCAGTTACAGAAGTGGTCGAACGTCAAGCAGTATGCTCCTGTCCAAAAAAAGTTTGTTAAGATAACAGAGTCACCTAGTGCTGTTCTTATGGAACACATTATCATGGGTGATAAGGGTGACGGTGTTCCTAACATCTTATCAGATGATGATACGTTCGTGACTGGTTCACGCCAGCGTCCCATGAAGAAAGATAAGGTCGCTGAGTGGAAACACCAGAAGCCAGAAGACTTCATCACCAGTGATGAAATGTGGCGTAACTTCCAGCGCAACCGTGAACTGGTTGACTTGTCGCGTATTCCAGAAGATATTAAAGAAGCTATCATAGATAGTTACGAAAAGCAAAAGGGTGGTGACCGCAGTGGTCTCCTGAACTACTTTATTGCAAACCGTATGAAACAGATGATTGATTTGATCGATGAATTTTAATAGCTCCACCGAACGAGTAGGCATCACAGCCAGTTGCTTTGACCTGTTTCACGCAGGACACGTTCTTATGCTGCAGGAAGCCAAAGAACAGTGTGACCGATTGGTCGTAGCACTACAGACTGACCCAACGATTGACCGACCAGAGAAGAACAAGCCTGTTCAATCTTTGGTTGAGCGATATATTCAGGTGCAAGCCTGTAAGTATGTGGACGATATCATTCCATATACGACGGAAGAAGACTTGCTAAATATACTACAATGCTATGACTGGGATGTTCGCATCATCGGCCAAGATTATTACGATAAGCGGTTTACTGGTGACGAACTAGGAATCGAAGTTTATTACAATAGTCGCCGGCATAGCTTTAGCACTACTGAATTGAGAAAGAGAATTAGCGATGGCAACAAGATTACAGCCTAAGAAGTTTAAGTATATCAATGAAGCCCTAGATTGGGCAACAGAGGTAAAGAACGTAGACGAATTACGTGAACGAGTTCGTGCAATCTCTACTGGCAATTCTATTCTTATGCGGTTCTTGGCATGGGGTGTAGGATATGAACAAGGTCCATATAATCTACCCGAAGGCAAGACACCGATTAAGAATGAAGGACTACCATCTGGTATGTCTGACACCACTATCACAATGGAATTTAGACGCATTCTAACTCTTCTTCCTAATGGCAGCGCAGCAAATGTCGCTCAGTGGCGCCGAGAAGAAATCTGGATGCAGATTTGCCAGGGTGTTCATCCTGACGAACAAGTTCTTTTGGATGCGGCAAAAGATAAGACAATTCTGGATGTTTATCCTGCTCTTGCCGATGTGCTAGATAGTTTTCTTACTGGTTGGAAAAAGCCCGAGGTTAAGAAGAAGAAGGTATCAAAAAAGTCAGAACCGCTCTCGGAATAATTCGTGATAAATTTGCTTTTATACGCGGGTTGCGCAAGAGCGGGAAGCACGTGGTTGTATGGGGAGTTAAACGGCCGTGGGGACTGTGATCTATCTAGCATAAAAGAATATTTTCTTTTTATGGATGGGTTCACACTGAATCCTGACTTTGATAAATCCAGTTTCTTTGACCATTATAGAAAACTGGCAGAAAATCCCGAGGTTAAACTTCTGGGTGAAATGTCGCCTTCCAATGGTTTTGCAACAATAGAACAACTCAAAGAGTTTGCCACAAAGGCAACCTTGTATGGATTCAAAGTTCGCCCGGTAATTATTCTCCGAGATCCAATAAATCAGAAAATTTCAGAAACAAAATTAGATGTAATCGCTAAGTTGTCTCTGGACTCCAAAGAAAATATGTCTGATACATTTAAAAGATATCGACAAAATACTTCAAGTGATGTTCCTGTTACGTTAGATAATGTATTGACCATTTCTGTTCCATTTGAATACCGATTGCTAAATTGGGAAAAAACGATAGAGAATTATCGCCAAGTTTTTGGAAATATTTTTATTGGATTTTATGAGACGCTGTTTACAGAAAATAGTATGATGGAATTGTGTGAGTATTTGCAAATTCCTTATACTGATTTCAATTTTACTAGAGTGGCAAACAAATTGTTAGATGTGAACGAGTTTACAGACGAAGAGAAACAAATGATATATGATACTATTCCTCACTGTAAGCAAAATTATGAATATGCGGTAGAAAACTTTGGTAATGACTTCATCAAAAGTATCTGGTGGACTCCTAATAAATAGAAGTTCTCTCCACTATCTAGGGAAATACTTTGATGGGTCAAATACTGGAACATAAGCACCTAATCATCCGTGCCGAACTTAAAAATCCGCCTAAGTGCGCAGAAGCCATTCAGGACTGGATGAAACTTTTGGTTGATAAGATTGATATGAAGATTCTTATGGGTCCTTATGCGGTTTATTCTGATATGGTAGGCAATCAAGGTTTGACAGCGGTAACTATTATCGAAACAAGCCATATTGCCATGCATGTCTGGGATGAAGTGAACCCTGCATTGATGCAACTGGATGTCTATACCTGTTCAAAGCTGAATGTTGATGATGTATTTCTGGCTCTAAGTGATTTTATGCCGGTAAATGTTGAATTTAAATATATTGACCGCGAACATGACTTGACATTGCTGGATAAAGGTGTTATAAGTGAGATACTTCCTCTTTAAACACAAAGGCGAAATCTGGTTAGTCAAGGACCCGGAACAGGTACCAAAGCCCAGAGAACTTTTGCTGCAAAACTCTAATATCGAATATATCAGAGAAAAAGCAGACAGTTTAAAAAAGGGGTTGACATTCAAGGATAAAGTTGCTAGAAAGAAGATACCAAATCTAACAACGGAGCATAAACGAAAGATTGCTCTAGCGTTAAGTGGAAGCAACAACCCCAACTGGGGTGGCTTGAAAGAAGAAACAAAGGCCAAAATTCGTCGCAAGATGCGAGGAACAAGGCGCAACGAAAACAATCCTATGTATGGCAGACGCCAATCATGGGAAACTCGCAATCTCATAGCGATGAAAGCGAGACACAGAAGACGAAAGTGGTGTGTCGACCCTAGTGGTAAAACGCATTTGGTAGACCCACTTACTTTCATACTACCTTCTGGCTGGATGTGGGGAAGATTTTACGACCCATATCGACCAGAAGATTTTTCAAAATAAGTTTCAAAAAGAACTTGACTTACTCTAAAAAGTGTAGTAAAGTGTATAAATACAGTTTCGGTTCTTTGACATTGTTGGATAAAGTTTGTGTCGGGAGGGCTTCGGCTCTCCCACATGACTTATTAGATGAGTGCATTGCTCGGTTCGATTCCGATGATGTTAGTTGCAAATGGCATGCGC